CAATGACAATTAAAATGATCTATCGAAATGGAAAAAACTATTCAATCGACTTTATTGAAATCAGTGATGATGAAGCGGAACAATGGGTTACCTATGATTTTGAAAAACGCTTAAGTGAAGCACCTGATGAAGAAAAGTCACAAATTTGCAAACGCACTCCTCAAGAAATAGCTGATGAATTTAATCGCCAAGAGGAAAGATTCAATAAGGATGAAATGCGTAAGCACGCTAAAACAGTAGGAACTGTTAAAGACAAAGATGGCAACAGTATCAACTCGCTTGATTTAACTCCTGATAAGGACACTTTGTCACCACTTGAAATGTTTTTGAATAATGAAAAAAGCAAACAACTTCAAGATGCTAAAGAACTTCTTTACTCCCATCTTACCTCAACCCAAATTAGAAGGTTTGAAATGAAGTTGAGCGGTATGAGTTTAAGAGAGATTGCTGATGCAGAAGGTGTGAACTTTAAGTCTGTCAATGATTCAATTGAACAAGTCAAAGTAAAAATTAATAAAATCTTTTCTAAAAACACCCCACAAAACCACCTCTAAATGTCCATTGTAGTGTAAGGACTTAAAAAATATGGAGGTGAAAGCAATTAATCAGAAAATGAAAATCAAGGTGTCAAATACACCAATTAACGATGGTATTGTTTCCTGCAAGAAAGTGAAAATCCGTGAACGCCTTTTAAACAAGTTATTTGGACCAGTTCGAAAAGTAACTATTATTGTTCCAGGAGACAGTGTAAAAGAAATTAGTATTATTGAAAAACCCGACAAGAAAGGAGAGAAGGATAAATTTGAGCAAACTGAATAGCCTGTCAATCATCATTCAAGAACTCCGTGATACTGCGTCAAACCTATCCAAGCTTGCAGATGACTTAGAACATGAGTTTTCGTCAAAACCAGTTGAAAAGAAAGTAAGCCTTGAAGACGTAAGAGCAGTTCTAGCAGAAAAATCACGAAATGGATTAACTAAGGAAGTTCGAGAACTACTTCTAAACTTTGGTGTAAATAAATTATCTGAAGTTGATCCAAAAGACTATCCTGCTATTTTATCTGAAGCTGAAAGGCTAACAAATGCCAAGTAACGGACATGCTTTATTAAGCGCATCAAGTTCACATCGCTGGCTTAATTGTCCTCGGTCTGTGACTTTAATTGAATCAACTGAAGACAAGCAGTCCGAGTTTGCCTTAGAAGGAAGCGAGGCACACTTACTTTGTGAATTTCGCTTGCGTCAAGCTTTAGGAATTGATGCCGAAAACCCAATTCCAAGAATTACCCTATACAGTAACGAGATGGAAGATTATGCAAATGAGTACGTTTCATACATCCTAGAGCTGATTGAGGAAGTAAGCAAGACTTGTAAAGATCCAGTTTACTTAATTGAACAGCGAGTAGATTACTCAAGATTTGTTGAGGATGGTTTTGGAACTGCTGACTTTATTTTGATTGCGGATGGGTCTATTTGGATTGTAGATTTCAAGTATGGTCGTGGTATTAAGGTTGAAGCGAAAGAAAACTCTCAGATGATGATTTATGCACTCGGAGCATTAGAGCTTTTCGACTTGATCTATGACATTGAGAATGTGAACATGACAATCTTCCAACCACGAATTGGTAACATCAGCACTTCATCCATGACAAAAACTGCTCTTTATGACTGGGCTGAAAATGTCTTAATTCCTACAGCCCAACTTGCACTTGAAGGAAATGGTGAATTTAAAGCAGGCAGTTGGTGCCAGTTTTGTAAACTTAAGCCAACTTGTAGAAAAAGAATGGAAGAAAACATGAAGTTAGCGAAGTTGGACTTTACTGAACCACCTCTTTTAACTGATGATGAGATTGAGGAGGTCTTAATTCGTATTGATGAACTGGTCTTATGGGCAGACTCGGTTAAAGACTACGCTTTAAAGGAAGCACTTAAAGGCAAAATATGGTCCCAATTTAAACTGGTCGAAGGAAAGTCAAATCGCAAGTTCACAGATGAAACAAAAATTGCAGAAGTCGTACACCAAGCAGGTTTTGATCCGTTTGAAAAAAGACTACTTGGAATTACTGATATGCAAAAGTTACTCGGAAAAAGCAAATTTGAAGAATTACTTAGTCCTTACATCATTAAACCTCAAGGGAAGCCTACTCTCGTTCCCTTAAGTGATAAAAGAGAGCCATTAAAAATTATGACAATTCAGGAGGAATTTAAAAATGTCAACTAATCCAACAAAAGTTATTACAGGTAAAGATACCAGATGGAGTTATGCAAATGTATGGGAACCAAAGTCAATCAATGGAAGTACTCCAAAGTACTCGGTTTCCCTTATCATTCCAAAAAGTGACAAAGTCACAATTGAGAAAATCAAAAAAGCAATTGAAGCTGCTTACCGTGAAGGTGAAGCTAAGTTGAAGGGTAATAGCAAAACTCTTCCACCACTAAGTGCCATAAAAACACCACTACGTGATGGTGATTTAGAAAGACCAGATGATCCAACCTATGCCAACAGTTACTTTATCAATGCAAACTCTGCGACTGCGCCAGGTATTGTGGATATAGACCTAAATCCAATTTTAAATAGATCGGAAGTATACTCAGGCGTTTATGGCCGTGCATCAGTTTCATTTTATGCCTTTAACTCCAATGGGAACAGGGGCATCGCATGTGGCTTAGGAAATCTCCATAAGATCCGTGATGGTGAACCTCTAGGTTCGAAAGCAAGTGCTGAAGATGACTTTGCTTCACTCGAAGACAATGACTTCCTCTCCTAAGACACTAAGCATCGACATTGAAACATACAGTAGTTTAGACCTTTCCAAGTGTGGTGTGTATAAGTACGTTGAAGCAAGTGATTTCGAAGTATTACTCTTTAGTTTCTCTCTAGATGAGGGGGATGTAGTGGTGGTAGATCTAGCTAATGGTGAACATCTACCACCAGCCATCTTGGCAGCTTTGATTGACGATAACGTGATTAAATATGCATTCAACGCTAACTTTGAGCGTGTTTGCTTGTCACGTTTTTTAGGTATGCCTTGTGGAACCTATCTGAACCCACAATCTTGGCGATGCACGATGGTCTGGAGTGCTTATCTTGGACTGCCACTATCCTTAAAAGGAGTTGGTGCCGTTTTAAATCTAGATAAGCAAAAGATGGATGAAGGAAAAGATCTTATAAGGCATTTTGCCAAACCAAGTGTTAATAGGTCCGGTGAAAAGTGGGAACTATTCAAATCCTACAACAAGCGTGATGTTGAGGTGGAAATGCTCATCCAGAAACGCTTGTCAAAGTTCCCAGTTCCAGACTTCTTATGGGAAGAGTACTGTTTAGATCAAATAATAAATGACCGAGGTGTATTACTCGATTTAAGACTGGTTGATTCAGCTATTGAACTTGATGAGCGAGTGCGTAATGAGTTAATGGTGACACTTCAAACATTAACAAACCTCGAAAACCCAAATTCTGTAAAGCAGTTAAGCACATGGCTTAAAGATAATGGGGTTAAAACTCAGTCGCTTGGTAAAAAAGATGTTCAAAAATTAAGGGATGAATCCGTTGGTAGAATCAGTGAGGTTCTATCTTTAAGACTTCAACTGTCGAAGTCATCTATCAAGAAATATCAAGCAATGAAAAATGTTGTGTGCTTAGATGGTCGGGCTCGTGGTATGTTTCAATTTTATGGTGCAAATAGAACAGGCAGATGGGCGGGGAGATTAATACAGGTTCAAAACCTCTATCAAAACCATTTAGATGATTTGGAAGTTGCTAGAAACTTAGTAATTGAAAAAAACGAACTTGCACTTGATTTACTATTTGATAATATCCCTGACACCTTATCACAACTGATTAGGACCTCCTTTATTCCACGTAGCGGTTACAAATTTATCGTTTCCGACTTTTCTGCGATTGAAGCAAGAGTGATAGCGTGGTATGCAGGTGAGACTTGGCGACTTGAGGCTTTCAGGAAAGGTGAGGACATCTACTGTGCATCAGCTTCTAAGATGTTTGGTGTACCGGTTGTAAAGCATGGAGTAAATGGTCATCTTAGGCAAAAAGGTAAACAGGCTGAACTTGCCTGTATTGCTGAAGGTCAACTAGTTCTAACAAATAAAGGACTTATTCCCATAGAAAAAGTTACTATACAGCACCAACTATGGGATGGAGAACGCTTTGTCAAGCACGATGGTGTTATCTATAAAGGCGTAAAGGAGGTAATTACTTATGAAGGACTTACTGCAACCAAAGACCACCTTGTCTGGAGCGAAGGAAAATCAGAGCCAGTACAATTTGAAGCAGCCATCAAAAGCAAGTCACATCTCCTACAAACCGGAAATGGTAGGTCAACAATTCGGATGGGTGAAAATCATCAGTCCCGAAAAAAGGTGGTCAGCAAAATGGAATCACTGCAAAGTTCTTACGCAATGTCAAGGTTGTGGAAAGATAAAGTGGACGGAACTAAACAATTTACAAAGAAAAATATCAAAAGGTTGTCAAAGTTGTTCACAACCAAGAACGATACCAAAGTGGTTGGATCGAAGATTAACAGCCGCAAAACAAAGATGCGAAAACCCAAAGGTGAAAAATTATGCTCAATATGGTGGAAGGGGGATAAAATTCAACTTTTCCTCAATCAAGAGTGCAGGACTATGGATTTTGAAAAATGTAGAAAATGTACACAAGGATTTGGAGATGGACAGAATAGACAACAATGGAAATTACGAGGAGGGCAATATCCGCTTTGTTCCAAGAATTGTAAATCAAGCAAACAGAAGGATATCAGTTATTCCAAATTTCCAACAAAAAGAATGGCCTTATACAAGAGGTGTTATTACTCGGATGTTTTCAAAGGGAATGAAAAGAGAAGAAATAATCAAGCAAGCAGAGATGGCAGTTGCATTAAAAAGAAAGAACTGGAAATTAATCCAAGCAAGGCTAGAGTTTATGACATATTGAATGTGGGTAGTAATAACCGGTTTACTGTTTCAAATGTTTTAGTCCACAATTGTGGCTATGGCGGATCAGTAGGAGCATTAAAGGCAATGGGTGCTATTGAGATGGGGTTAAGTGAAGATGAACTTGAACCACTTGTCAAAATGTGGAGACTATCCAATCCATCAATCGTTAACTTCTGGTGGGAGGTTCATCAAGCTGCTCTACAAGCCATTAGGGAAAAAGTACCAACCAGAATACATGGACTTAAGTTTCAGTACCTTAGTGGTCTTCTTCAAATAACTCTTCCATCAGGTAGAGTCTTAAGCTACGTCAAACCAAGAATTGAACTCAATCAATATGGCACCGAGTCAATCACCTATGAAGGAATTGATGCGACTAAGAAATGGAGTCGGCTTGAAACATATGGACCAAAACTTGTCGAAAACATCGTCCAAGCTACTGCTCGTGATATCCTGGCTTTTGCCATGATGAACTTAAAGGATTATGAAATCGTCATGCACATCCATGATGAAGTTGTGATGGAACTTCCGCTCAATGCAACACTTGAGATAGTTACTAACATCATGAGTCAAACACCTTCATGGGCTAAAGGTTTAATTCTAAATGCCGATGCATACGAAACACCATTTTATCGAAAGGAGTGATTAACATACGTAAATTAATGATAGCGATAGGGAATAGTCGAAAAGCAAAAAAGTGGTTTAATGAGTCCTACACCTTTACCGAACTATGTAAGAGGTTATCCTCAACCCTATATACCGCAGAATCAATGGAAGAATATGAAAAAATGACAAAGGATGAGCGTGGTGAAATAAAGGATAAAGGTGGTTTTGTAGGTGGTGCCGTTAGCTCTAATAGAAGAACTAAGGAAACGATTCGCTTTCGTTCCTTGCTTACATTAGATGTTGATGATGCCAAACGAGACTTTTTGGATGACTATAAAGCAAAGTGCAAGTATGCCTCTTGTGTCTATTCCACGCATAGCCATAAACCATCTAGACCAAGACTTCGTATCATCATTCCACTAACAAGGGATATCAATCCGGATGAGTTTTCGGCGATTAGTCGGCTTTATGCCGCCGCATGGGGAATTGAACAGTTTGACCCTTGCTCGTACCAAATTCAACAATTGATGTACTGGCCAACAACGCCTAAAAATGGGGAGTTTATCTTTGAAGTGATCGAAGGTGATTGGTTAGACCCCGATGCCTTCTTACAAAACTATCCCTCCTGGAAAGACTATTCCACCTTGCCAGCGAATGCAAAAGAAGCATTGAATAAAAAGCAACAAGATCCTCTTTTAAAGGATGGGATTGTAGGAGCGTTTTGTCGAACCTACTCAATCACGAGAGCCATTGAAACCTATCTTGCGGATGTCTATGAACCATCACAGATCGAGGGTCGATATGACTATATCCCGGCTCAGTCAACCGCTGGTGTCGTCTTGTATGATGATAAATTTGCTTACTCGCATCATGCCTCAGATCCGGCTTCTGGAATGCTACTTAACGCCTTTGATTTGGTCCGAATCCATAAGTTTGGGGACGGGGAAACCTCGTTTCATGACATGTATGATTTAGCTAGAAACGATGGGGAGGTAAGAATTCAACTGACCAACGATCGGTTAGATGAGGCTAGAACCGAGTTCGATGATTGGAAAAAAGGACTTACCTACATGAAGAAAAGTACGCTCCTTGAAAATACGACCGCCAATCTGCTTCTCATCTTAAATAACGATCCAGACTTTAAAGGCTTTGCCTACAATGAATTTGCCAACCGGGTGGAAGTCATTGGTGATCTACCTTGGGGAAGATCTCCTGGCAATAAGTTCTGGCGGGATGTTGATAGCGATCAATTAAAAGCCATCATCGATGCTCGCTATTTACCTTTCTCAAGTCGAAACCATGATGTTGCCTTTAATAAGGTTGCTGATGACCGGCGTTTCCATCCGATCCGGGATTACCTAGACGGTTTACCTGCATGGGACAAAGTGCCAAGAGTTGAAACCTTATTCATTAATTACCTGGATGCGGATGACACCCCTTACGTTCGGACCATTACCAGGAAGGCTTTTGCCGCTGCCGTTGCTCGAATCTATCAACCAGGCATCAAGTTTGACAGTGTCCTTGTCCTAGACGGAAAACAGGGGATTGGCAAGAGTACCATCGTAAAAGACCTGGTAACCCCGGAATACTACTCGGAAACTTTGACCCTAACCGATATGGACGATAAGTCGAGTGCTGAAAAGAT